TCACCAGTTACGTGGGTTGGGCTTGCGACGGTGGGAAGAGGATAAGGACTTGTTCAGTTCCTCGTCTGACAACGGTATGGGATTCTTTCGGGCGGTTTCCAGCCACTTGTCCAGTTCGTCACGGTAAAGGCAATAGCGTTTGCCGGGCTTGGTGGCAGGGATTGTCCCTTCTGACAGTTTCATGTAGAGCGTACCCTTAGGGATACCTAAATACTCTGCTGCCTCGTCCACAGACATGGGCACGTGGGTGTCCACCGTTTTGGCATTGTTCACACTGCGCTGCTCGGCGAGCAGGCTTTTCAGGCTCATCACTTCGTCTCGAAGCTGAGCGACAACCTCGGGGAGGTCGTTGAAGGTAAGAATTGATTTTTCCATTCGCGTACTCGTCTCTTTTGTAAGACTTGGCGCAAAGGACTGAAATGATATATCCGTGAATATCTCCACGACACGTCATTGCAAAATAATTCCCGAATAATTAAGCCCAGCCATAAATGACGGGTAAAATTACTCGGGAAACGATGTAAAACAGGCGGTTATGAGTTACCGGATGGTTGTCGTTGGTGTCGTGATTATCCTAATTCCGCACATAATCCTCGGGATAGTGGAAATCAAGTTTGCCGTTTTCGGGTTCATCAATGGGAATTTCCGTCTTTAACGGCTCTACCTTGAAATTCTTGATGGTTGATAAGTCTGTATCAGCAAACGATTTCGGGAAAAGGGCTTTGATGAACTTGGCACGGTTATCCCCATTGTAGTATCTCTTGTACAGGAAACGCTCAGAGATATTCCATACGAAGTGACGGAGTGGAATGTTGTTGATGTCTTTGGTAAACGGTCTTTGTATGGGCTTCGGGGTATAAGTGTTAAGATTCATCCATTTGTCCACCTCAGTACAGATGTGGTTCACGGTTTCTTGGTCGGCAATGCGAGGCAGGTAATAATGGCAATACTCCATGACCATGCGGATGCGCTCTTCCTTTTCCCGTTGCTCTCTGCTTGCGTAATTGGCACGGTTCTTTTCGTGAAGATCCGGGGCGATAGTAAGCTCTATCGGTTGTGTTTGGATAAGTGTCTCTTCTTTTGTCGGGGATGATTCGGGTACAGGCTCAGGGACTGATGTAGGTCCAGGCACAGATGTGGCTTCTTCAAGTGTATTTTGTGACAGTTCTTCCTGCACCTCTATGGCTTCGGCAATCGTTTCTTTCTTGCCGAACTTGATTTTGTAGATTTCGTATGTATCAAAGATAAGTGTCTGAAAGGAGAGATAGAGCAACCATCCCAACAGGTTACAGCATACGAATACTATCCACCTGACAAAGTTGTCTTGGTTGAAGCTGTCCGCTATTACCAGCGTGGCAATGGAAGATATTAGGACGATGGCGAAGCCGACAAAGCCCAAGATGATGTATTTGTCCTTGATTGATGATTCCATATTTCGTTGAGAGATTGAATGTTCCTGTATTATTTTGTGCAAAGTTAATGCTATTTTTCCCAATTACTGCCCGTTATTTGCGGTTAGAACGGTCTTTTTCAATGTATTTCACGAAATGTCATCATATCATACTCTGTTTCATACTCTGAGGGGCTTATAAATGGTGGCATCAAGCCAAAAACATAGAGGGGCGATTATAGCCTTGTAGCCATAACCGCCCCTCTGAATACCTGTCAATGTGAGACATTTATGCCTCCTTGCGCTTCAAGGTTATCTTGTCCACCACCTGACACATCTGCTGCGCTGCTATCTTGGAATAGATTTGTGTGGTGGTAATGTTCTTATGTCCGAGATAGGCTTGGATGACAGCCATGTCCGTTCCCATTTCCACGTGCAGGCTTCCGAAGCTGTGGCGGGTACAGTGAAAGGTGATTTTCTTGGTTATCCCTGCTGCCGTGAGCCACCGTTGGAGTGGTCCTTGCAGCATCTTGTCCTTGAAATCCTCAAAGATAAGTCCCTCGCCCCGTTCTCCCAGCAGTCCATAGGCTTCATCACTGATGGGGTTATGCACTATTTCTTTGGTTTTCTGCATACGGGTGGTAACGAACATCCTGCCGTTGGTGTATGGTTGTATCTGCTGCCACGTGAGCTGTCTGATGTCGCTCTTTCTCAGTCCCGTAAGACAGGCGAAAAGAAAAGCTTTTTTCAAGACCTCCTCCTCACAGGGTGTTTCGGCAAGCCGTATCAGTTCCTCTTGGCTCAAATGCTCCCTGATGGTGGGAATGCACTCGATGCGGTCTAAGAAGCCGTTTGGGTTCTCCTTTATCTTCCTGTCACGGTAGGCGGTGTGCAGCACGGCACGGAAAGTTGACCAATAGCCTGCTGCGGAGTTGATGTGCAGCTTTTGGTTGGTGTGGATGGATTGGGGTGCATCAAGCAGGTATTCCATGAACTTGCGGCACAAATCCACATCCACCTCCTCAAAGGTGCATTTGCCGTTCACGAACCGCTGGAAATGCTTGTATACGTGCTGCCACTTGATATTCTTGCGGTCAGCCAGTCCTTTGAAATAGGCAAGGAAATCGCCCTTCATCTTGGTCTTGTCAAAAAAGCCGTTGTTTTCATTGAAAATGGCTTCGTAGCGCTGGTTGCGCAGGATGACCGCTTTCTTCATCATGCGTGCGTTGAAGTCCCGTTCCTGCTGGTTTGCAGGTTTGGCGAAGATGTAAATTCCTAAGGCTTCACGTGTAATCACTCTCATGGTGACATTGTCACGGTAGCCGGGATAGTAGTCAAGGCATAGTGAATACTGTGTCCCGTTCTTAATCTTGCGCTTACGCAAGGTAACTGTTTTGCATTTACTCATAATAATTATGTTTTAATTGGTTGTATACATTTTGGAGTTGTATCCATGTTTCCGATGGCAAAGGAACAACGTGAAATATCCGTGAATACCTCCACGATACATCATTTTGAAATAATTTTCGATAATCCCGATTTTTCACGGTTATTTGTTCCTTTCAGCCATGACACGCTCCACATCTGAGCGCAAAAGCAGGTTTTTCACACCCACCTTTATCTTTTCGATGTGCTTCACCTTGACGATATGGCAGATGTTGGCTGACGAAAGACCATAGATTTGCTGCACCTGCTCAACGGTATAGTAGCGTTCATCGTTCACAAGGTCAGTTCTGCGGAGTTCGTTCAAATGTGATTTGGAGTAATAGGTACGCCCGTACTCTCTTTTAGTGGGTATCTTATGGCGATAGGTGTAGGCACGGAGTGCGGTCGGCTTCATGCCGAACAGTTCCTCCACCTCCTCGGTCAGTAGCCAGTCGGTAATTTCGCTAATATCAACTGCCACACCGAAAAACTCGTCAATATGCTTCTTGCTGTAATAGTTCTTTCCTGCGATACGGCAGATGGGGATATGGTTACGCTTGGCGGAAGTGTAAAGCCATGACTGCTTTACCTTAAAAAGGGACATCACCTCCTCGCCCGAATAGAAGTCCAACACTTCTTCGCTTTCCTTTTCCCTTTTTTCTCTTTTGGCAGGTAAGGAAGATGAAGATGATTTCCTTGGTGTGGAGGTGTTGCCGGGCAGGATGCGGTGATAGGGATTGCCCTCCAACATCTGCTCGATGTCGGCTCTGCGGATGAATGCCATGCGGTTGCTGATGCGTGAGGCTTTCAGCTTGCCGATGGCTACAAGTTTGTAAATGTACTGTCGGGAACAGCCCATGAGGATGGCTGCTTTGGAAAAGGTGAGATACTCCTGATGCTGTATCTCCATCAAGGGTTGGGCGACTTTGAAGAGGTTGTTCTTCTGCATCACTCTGGCTCGTTTGGCTTCTGCCTGACAAGCCTCACTGCAATATCTTTGCATACCGCTTCGGGTTACAAAGGACTTGCCGCAAAAACTGCATTTTCTGGTTGCTTTCATACCGTTTTATCGTTTAATGGTTCATTTCTTCAATCCTATATCTCTGAAATGGTAAACGGATGTGAACGGAAGTCAACCATTGTCGCTTTTCTACACAGTGTGACTGTTTCCGCATATCGGGGCGGTTATTGTCGCTTGTCGTAAACGGTTGTAAACCCTTGTCAACTGTCTGCACGGTGTGACAAAAAACAAGCCCCGCAAATTCTCCACGTCAGAAATACGTCTCAAAAATATGTGGAAATTTGGGAAGCGACAAATGGCAACCGAAAAGTGTTAAATTTTAGAATATGCTGGTAATTAAAGATTTACACTCGGATATTTCTGATTAGTTTTGGTTGTTCTATGGTTATAAATACAAAAGTCAGATGTAGCATTTAATTGTGTATTATCTGAAATATAGAAAGAACTATAAGCATTACATTTACTAAGCAGATGGTTTATAATCTGGGTAAATGAAACTATATTCTTCTTACCGCCTATAGTGGTGTACTTATAATACTGTAATGTGCTGAGTGCATCTATGGCTTCTACCTCTATTTCTTCTAATTCATTCTCATAGCCTTGACTGTATAGATTGGGTGTTACATACCCAACCCATACAATACCACTAGCACTACTAAGAACTACCTTATTCTGTTGTGCTGTACTACTATACAAATCAAACTTATAATCGTCTGTAATCATTCCTATAGTAGCACTGCTATACTTACAAGGTTTATATAGATGTGAATCAGAAGTTTCTAACTCGGTTATGAATGGTGTAGCAGATAAAGTAATGTTCTGCACTTCTCCAGAACCTATTTCCAATGTGTATAGCTTCTCATTTATATCATAGAATTGTGCTGTATATTTCATCTTACTTTAGCTGTTTTATTATTGTAATTGGCTAGAACTCCTACAAGTTCCTTGCCTCTAATCTTAAACTCTACCTGACCACCGCCAGCAGAACCTATAATCCCATTGCCATTAAGCAGGTTAAACAGATTCCTTTGCTGTCTGTTATTAAGAATCATTTCACCAGCATTTACCCTAGCCAGGTTCATATCTCCAATAGTACTATTGCCAGCGAATATACCACCAGTACTAAAGGAAGGAATACTAGCCAAAGCTGCTACTACAGCCGCTGCTGCTGCACCTGCCAACAACCATCCTACAAACGGGGTTTGGGCTGCACTGGCTACACCACTGGCAATAGCTTCACCTTTCTTGGCTGTAGTTAATGCTACAATTTGTGGGATAGCTGCCGCTACAGCACTAATCAAATTAGCACCCCAACTTAACCAAGCTGCCGCACCTTCATTGGTCATATTGGTTACAGAACCCATAATAGAAGCTATAGCACCTAAACTTTGTGCATACTCATTATTCAGTTTGATATTCTTATTAGTAATAGGGCTACTAAACTTAGGAAGTGAAGTAGGTATTTCTGGCTTCACCATACCAGCCAAACCAGCAGGTTTGCCATCCAACTTACCAGTAGGTGCATTAGGATATTTGTACTGGAACTCTATTACCCGCTTCTGTTCAGTAAGTGCATTTAGTTCAGCATTGATTCTTATCCTATCTTCATTACTAATAGCTAGGTTTAATTCCTTTCTTAAAGATGCTATCTGTGCATCCAGTTCTGCTAATGAACCAGTAGGAATAACAGGTTTTAATTTAACCTCTCCATTATTAAGACCATCCTTTAAATCCTGTCCTGCATCAGACATATCTTTCTTAATAGTACCAGCCTTATCAGTAAAGGTTATAGCCTTATCTAGCATATCCTTTACTTCTTCACCGACTTCCGAAGTAAAGATATTCTGGAATCTAATCATATTCTCTAGGCTCTCATCTGTAGCTTCTTCCAGTTCTTTAACACCTCTAGTATAAGTGTCTAATCCTTCACCACCTGTACCAGCACCGCTAATCATCATTAAGTAACCTAGATTCCTAGTACCTTTAGCATCTGACTTCCTTTGCTTGTACTTCTCTAAATCTGCATATTCCTTAGTAGACGGGTCTAATAAACTCTCATATAGTTTCTGTGCTTCCCTAGCATCATTGATACCAGTAACACCTTTAGCCTTCATTACTTCTTGAATCTGTTCCCAGAAGTACTTACTTTTACTTTCCCTCTCTAAGATTTCCTTCTTGGATAATTCTATGTAAGTGTTATAGGCTGCTGTCCTTTCTTCATTACTAATACCCTTCTTAGTAATAAGGTATTCATAGTTATTTCTTTCTGCTTCTAATCTATCTGCTTTAGATTCACCAATAGCCATAGCCATCTTAGCATTAGATAAGGCTTCTGTATATCTCTTAGCTAGTCCGATAGCATTTAATATCCCATTCTCAAATACAGTCCAATCACCACTATATAAAGACGAAAAGAAGTTATCTACAGTAGTCTTAGCAGTACCTACTACAGTATTCCAGTCCTGCTGTGCTTCTCTGGAACTATTAACAACAGCATTAAATGCTTCCCCAGCAGTCATAGCTATACCTAGCACACCAGCAAATCTTCCTATAGTGGCTGTGATATTCCTTCCTACCTGCTGAAACTGTTGTACTTGTTGTGTGGACTGTCTTATGTTGTTATCGAATTGACTACTATTTAATAATAGTCTGGTTACTAAATCAGCCATATTTAATTATGTGTTGTATATTGTTTAGCTTTCTCTTTCAATCTCTTTATATCTTCATTACTAATAGATGTTTCTCCTATAGTATCACTATCCCAAGTAAACTGCATTATATCAGTAGGCTTTAACTTCTTAGTGCTGTTACATTGTGCAATTACATAAGCTATCATTCTAGCCTGTTCCCAGCTATTTCTGTCCTTCCTATGTAGATTGCTAATCAATGGTTCTAACTCATACATCTGCATCTTATCTAGTACATATTCTGGGTCTAGTCCACCTTCTATTACTAAGGCTGAATATATCTCCTTAGTGGTTAGGACTTTTTTTTAGCATCCGTATTATTAGTAATGAATAGCTGCTGCTTCTCCAGTTCCTTCTTTAAAAAGTTCTGGAACTCTACCATAATACCCATATCTTCATCTATGGCTTCTATCAGTTCCTCAAAGGTTAGTGAACTGTCTGGATTATTAGCCATTAAGACACAGTAGAAGAATAGATATTCATCTGTGATAGTCTTTAACTCAAATGCCTTACCTGTAATCTGTTCATAGATAAATAAGGCTCTAAGAGTATATTTCAGTTTGTAGTCTTGTCCTTTAATAGTCATATCAATAAGTATTAAATAATAAAGCCTTTACACCTCCATAACCTAGAGATATAAAGGCTTATAATTATGCTGTCTTTGTAAGTGCTCCAACACCTTCAAATGAAGCTGTAAATGTTGCATTATCTCCATTAGGTGCATTAGCTTCAAGTGCTGTAATAATAACATTACCCGAATAAGTTCCAGTAGTAGCTGGCAACCATCCCCCTTCTGGCACTTCATCTTTCTTTGTTGAATATTCTTTCTCTAAACAGAATACAGCCTTAATAGGTGTTCTGGCTGTCAGCTTATCAAATAACTGGTCAAAAGTCATACCTTCACCATCATTAGAATAAAGGTTCTCGGTACTACAGTTCCAGCTAATCTTTCTGGCTGCTTTAGCTACCCATTTACCACCGCTATCCTTAGAAGTGGTTTCTACTGTTTCTACATTTATACTTAGTTTGTGGCTAGTGGCAAATGCTATAGACTTACCATCTATAAATAGCATTAAGTCACCACCGTTAATTACTTGTCCTGCCATTTGTCTTTATGTTGAATGTAAGGTTCTGAATGAATGTATCTTCTATATAATCCTCATCTGCATTTGTCATTCTAATATCATATATGTTAATACCAGAATAGTTACCCTTCTTACCTTGTAAGGCATCTTTAACCAAGTCAGCAATTTCTATAGATTCATTGTACTTATCAGAAGCTATAACCACTTCCACATAAGTATCTTCACTATATATAAACCTATCCTTACTATCAGATGGTTCTATGCTTGTTCTTCTGTAAACAATGAATGGAAATGTAGTACCTGTATCAGCTATTAAAGGGTAAATTTTATGTCCTACACTATCTATAACCTTTGCATCATTACTAAGGATATTATAGATAGCTTTACCTACTTGTAAACTCATCGTCTGTTCCTATTAGCTATTCTCTGAATTGACTGGCTTATAAGGTTATCCATATTATCAAAGATTTCCCTTTCCTTATTGGCTTTAGCTGTTCTAAAGAAATGTGCTGCATTAATACTACCTCTATTGGCTGCTGCTCTCTGCCTTCTAATAGGATTCCGACCTCTAACAGATGCAGTATTACTACCAGTGGTTCTTCTAACTCTAGTACCCATTTCAAAGAACTTTAATCTAAAGTCCCCCATAATATGTACCTTAGCTTTTTCTCCGTTTCTATCAACATTAGCTTTGATTCCACTTATTAAGGTCTTACCATTCCACCAGTTTCTACTGGAAGCTGCCCTGCCTAAAGTCTGCCTTAGCTGTCTTTTAGTTTCACCGACTAAGATACCAGCACCCTTTCTTAAAGCACTTCTATAGACCTGCCTTTGCTGTCTACTAGTCAAATCTGCAAACATAGAAGTAACCTGTCTGGCATCTACTTCTATATTATTCATTTATCAATTCAGTTACTATAGTTATTGATTGCTTATATAATTCTCGGTTAATACTAAGAATCCTGTACTTATTGCCATTCCAAATAATTCGCATTTGCTCATTAACTTTGTGATATAGCCTTATAGTAAAGGTAACTGTATAGCAGTGGATTATTTCATTATTCTGGTTCTGTCTGTTTCCAGAATTATAAGTAATCTGCGCTCTGGTACTTATAGCATCCTTCCAGTCTATACCATTAGCCCCATATACATCTTTTAGTGTTATAGGTTCTTGTATGGTAATTGGATAATTTAATAGTCCTGCCCTCATTTTATTTCATAGTGTTTATAAAGTCCTATAAGATATTCATAACTATAAGGCAGTTTAACTACCGTACCAAATGCTACAGGCTCTCTATTAGCATATAAGTTACCTATCATTAGTAACATAGCGTGAATTATAGCAGGTGGTAAAGTACCACCTACTTCTAATTCATCTAAAGCTATGTCTAAATGTTTAGATACTGAATCCTCTGCTACAGCTATTAAGTCCAGAATGTACATATCATCTGCCCTAAAATCCTCATCTACTAGCAGGTGTTTCTTTGCTTGTTCTAAAGTTATATACATAGCTTACTACTTATTAAATAGACTATAATTAGGCTTTTAAAACCTTCTTCACAAAAGCATCTGCCCTTCTAGGCTTAGCATCAAAGTAAGCATTGATAACAAGTCTTACTTTACCGTTAGCAGCCTGTGTATATGGGTCTACTGTTAAATCAATTCCACCCCATTGACCGATAACCAAATCAGCGAAGTTACCATAAACAATACCCTTACCTGCAACAGCAGAAGTACAAAGAACTGGATAACCGTTTACCTCGTTACCTTCCATAATGAAAGAATTTTGATTCTTGGCAGTAGATTTTAATACAGCCTTGGCAGAAGGTGAAACAATAAACTTAATATCACCTCTTACATTCTTCTCACCTAATGCAGCTTCCATATTTACAAAGTCTGCATAAGTAACAGCAGCAGTATCAGCAGTTACACCGTTAAGCATACCAGCAGGTTGTGTAGCAGAACCAGCAGCAGTACCCAAAATAGTAGCTTCCAACTTATTAGAAATAGCTGATACAATATCTCTCTTTAGCATTTCTTCTGCACTATTAGAGTCTTGGATTAAGAACTGCTTAGATACATCAATGTAAGCAGTAAGTCTTTTAGGCTCTAGGTTTACTTCTGAGAATGTACCACCGCCATTAGAAGCAGCATCAACTTCACCAGCCCAACCTACATTTGAACCAGAATAAACAGGAATAGAAACATTACCTACAAGTCCTGTCATATAAGAAGCACCAGCCTGTGCCAATACTAAACTTGCTCTCAATGGTTCTAGAATGCCTAACTTATCTTCTGCTACATTCTCCTGTCCTGCTGTAGCTACAGTAGCTTTAATATCACCTCTTTCCTCGATAGGAAGTACAATCTGTCCGCTATAAGATTGACCTGCCTTTCTCATTTCAGCGATACCAGCAGTTACTACTTCCTGTGCTCTCTCGTCTAATTGTCTGTTATTGGCTACATCATTGATAGCCTTTAAAAGTGAAAACTTTTCCTTCATAGTATTAGTTGTATGTGTTGTTTGTTTAAGGTTATCTTCTTCAATCTTCCTAATCTGAATATCTATATCTGCCACTTCTTTAGTAAGTGCATCAAATTCCACCTGCTCGCCAGCATTTAGCTTTCTTACTTCCTTCTCAGCACCAGATATAATTTCCTCTGCTCTCTTTTGAAGCAGTTCCTTTTTGTCCAGTAGTTCTAAGGTGTTCATTAGTTTAACTTACTCCTAAGTCCAGCGAAGTAATCTTTTAAATCCTCGCTCTCTAAATCCTGCATCTTTCTTAATGCTATAGATGTATCTGGATATGCTTCCTTATATACTGGTGATACATCGAATAATTCTTTGAAGCTATTGATAGTTCTTAAATAACTACCATCTTCCTTCTTAGTCCAAGTATCTTTACCGATAGTAAAGGCAAATGAAGAAGTACTAATATCACCCCTTCTAAGACCTTCTAACAGTTCATCACCTAAAGCAGTGTTAGGTGCTTCAAACCTGTATTTAAGTCCAGTATCATCTATAGTTAATTCTAGGCTTCCAGTACCATATTTAGACCTGGCTAATATACCTCTATCCTCATTGTGATTCAGTAAGCATAGTATATCAGACTTTTCTAAAATACCTTCTAAGGCTGTAGGTTCTATTACTTCAGTAAAGCCACCTAAATCCCTAGACTGCTTACCGAATACTAAAGCATACCCTTCTACAGTCCTAGAATCCATCTTTACAATTTCATTACAGTTTCTTAGTTCTCTCATAGTATTGTTATTATTCCAATAGAATCCAACCAGTATTATCTATCTGATTCTGTAATGCTGCTACCTGTTCCTTTAATAGCTTGTTCTGTTCCTCTAAGGATTCAATATACTTTCTTAATGCAGAATCGTCATAGTTACTAAGTCCAGCCAGTTTCTGCTTCTCCAATGTTGTGTAGTCATTAGTAGATAAACCTTTGCCAGATACCTTGTCCACCTTATTAGCTATGCCAGCCTTAATAGTAGAATCATCATAAACAGTATCAGTAAACTTAGCATTAGCAGGTACATCACATTCTACTGTATGTCCGTTTACAGTATCAGCATTACCACCATCAGCAGGAACTTTAGTAGGAATACTATCCTTTACCTTCTTTAGTTCATCCTGTAAATCGGTCTGCTTAGTAATATCACCTTCTATAGTACCCCATACAGCATTAACTGTACTACCAATCTTGGCACTGATTCTATCCAGTTCTAATACTCCTTCTTTAGTTGCTCTCTGTAGTTCCATTACTTCAAATAATAATTAGTCTGCCCCTTTACTACCTCATCATAATAAGCATCATTAAACATAGCATTAGGACTTTTAAAGCTGTAGCTGTAATAGATTAGTCCAGATTGTAGCTTATCTAGGTCAGATGAATTAATAACCGCCTTATCTATTCTATCTTCTTCCACTATACCAGTCAAATCACCACCTTTAAAACTACATTCTATAAACTCTGCTGGGTTTGTGGTGTAAAGTCTAAGTATAAATTCAGAAGTGTTTCTTACCCTAAATGGAATACCGTCCTTATCTTCCAACTTAATATTGAATACTAAGTCAGTTCCCTTGTAAATTGTCTGTATCATTGATTATATTGTTATTAGATGGAATGTTATTAGCAGCATTTTTAATCTCCATTAGATTAACCTGTATAAAGTGAGAATCCCCACCATCTATAGCAGGTAAATCCAACTGCTTTCTAATCTCATTGGCACTAACCACACCGATATTAAACAGTGTATTGTAGTAGTTTGCTAAAGATTGTTTGTCTGCTCTTAGTAATACAGAAGTATCAAATCTTACATCTATTCTACTCCTTTCAGAAGGCTTATACAGCTTCCTTTCAAACTCTAATTCTATCTTCTCTAGTAATGGTGATAATGTATCAGTAAGAAAAGCCAGCTGGGTAGCCTCAACAGTACTATAACTGCTCTTGGATAAGTCAAATGCTTTTACAGGTGATACCCCGAAGAACCTACAAATATCAATTACATTAAACTGTCTGGTTTCTAATAGTTGTGCATCAGCAGGATTCACTGTAATAGGCTGGAAGTCCATATTACCTTCTAATACAGCTACTCCATTAGGTGTACCAGTAGTAGGACTAAAAGCAGTCTGCCAGCTAGTTTTTAAATCTACCTTCTGCTTACCAGTTAAAGTAGATTGTACTTTAAGAATACCAGCCAGATTAGCACCACCTTTAAAGAATCCTTGTGCGTGTGATTCAGAATCTGTAGCCAGTCCTAAAGTCTGTCTGGCGTGTTGTAAAGTACTGATTCCAGTAATACCATCATAACTAAAGTTCAGTATATGAATCATATTGCAAGGCTCTACCAGTCCTTTAATGCCTACAACACTATATTTAATTCCGTCCTTCTGTTCAGTAATAGTAACATAATCTGGCTGTAAATAATGAAGTGCCACTACATCTCCTTTAGCATCTCTTTCTATGTAAGCATATCCATTGCCTTTAAGCAGTGTACTTACTATCAAAGTCTTTATAAAAGTAAACCTACTCATCTTATTGTTCGGCTCTTTGTTCAGTAAGTAGTAAGTAGGATGCTTAATAAACTTTTCTTTATAACCAGAATCATTAATGTAATATGGCTCTAATGGAAGCTGTGCCACTGCATCACTAATAACATCTACACATCTGTAGACTGTAGATAACAGCATAGCCTTATTAGTGGTATAACCGCCATTCATATTATACATTAAGGAATCACAGAATAACCCTCTGGTTTCCTGTTCTGGTTCTTTCTTTTTAAACCAATTAGTAAAAATTCCCATTAAATAGTCAGTATTTCATTTGTGTAATGTGGTGTTCTCAGATACATACCTAAAGCCTGTATCATTGCTATAGTTCCATCTATCTTCTTCTTATCTACTGCCTTATTCGGTTTAACATTACCATTATAATCAGACTTCAAAGTAACATTTCTAAAGCAGTACCTATTTATTTCATTGTTATCAATAACTGCCTTACCAGATAGTATCAGCCTTTCCAGTTCTCTAGTAGGCATATTAAAGTTACCTAGTGTTTGTGGATATTCTTCTAATGGTAATCCCTGCTCTGTAGAATCTATAGCCCATTGTGTAGCATTATACTTGTCATATCCTACAGACTGGATATTAACTACATCAGCATATCTAAGCATATCAGTAGTTATATAGTCATAATCAGTAACATTACCACTGGTAACAGTAAGATACCCCTGCTGCTTCCAGTATTTGTAAAGTTCCTTATCTGCCTTATCCTTTAATGCCGATTCTGGAAGATAGTAATGTGTTTTGAAGTGGTAAGTACCATCCAGTACTACTAAGTAGGCTACAGCAGTCAAATCCGAAGTAGCAGCCAAATCCACACCTACATAGCAATCCATACCAGCGAACTTATTAAGGTCTACTTCCTGACTGCACTTAATAATATAGTCCTCTGGTAGCCACACATTAGAACTGTCACACCATAAATTCAAAGTCTTAGTTTTAACTCCGACTTCATCAGCAGGGTTATTTATTGCCTGTTGTACCTGTCCTCTAATGTATTTGGAAGTTACTGTAATATCCAAGTTTGGTGCACATTTAACCCAGTTCTTTTCATCTCTCCAATCATCATCAGCATCTAAAGAATAGATAGCTATAAACATTTCATCATCTACCTTTAAGCCATTAAGCACTTCTATAGCTACGGTTCTTAATTGATAACAGGGTAAAGTTTTATCGAAGCCAGCAGTAGTAATAGTACAAAGATGTGGATTCATTCTCATCCCCATACTGGACTTAATAACATCACGTACTTTACTATTCTTAGCAGCGTGATATTCATCCAATAAACCAAAGCTAGCATTAAATCCATCCAGCTTACTATCATCAGCAGCCAATACTTTCAACTTGGAATTAGTAAGGTTAAACAGAATATCAGCTCTATAGGCTGTAAGATACTTGCCTTTAGAATCCAATCCCTTACTAAACTTGCTACACATACCAAAGGCTATCTTAGCCTGTTCTTTACTATTAGCAGCCAGTAATACTTCTGCACCATCTTCACCATCAGCTATTAAATAATACAAGCATAAAGCAGCAGCCAAAGCTGTCTTACCCTGCTTTCTACTTACTTCTATATAGCTGCTAGTATATCTTCTGGTAGCAGTTCCCTTCCAGTAGAATCCAACTATATTAGCTATTATAAACTGCTGCCATCCTTCTAAGGTGAATGGTTTACCAGAATGTTTACCTGTATAATGCTTTAAAGTCCCTATAAACTTAATGGCTCTATCTACCTTATCTTCTCTAAACTCTAAATCATCCCTTTTAAGGTCATTCTGGAATCTCTTACAAGCCAGCTTAATTGTTTCACCAGCTATTATTTCACCATTAAGAACCCTACTACAATATTCATAGTAAAGTTTGGTATTCATTACCTAGTTTCCTTTCCTTCCTTTATAAACTGCTCAAATGGATTATACCCGTCCTGTTCTATTTTAGGCAATTTAGTTCTAGCCTTGGCTGTTAGTCCGAACTCCAGCATAACTTTCATAGCTTGTGTTTGAGCATCTTTAGCAATCTTAATAGCTGGGTGCGGTGCAATGTTACCCCTATCACTGGTAACAGTCAAACCTTCATCTTCTAACTGTTTAGATGCCTTAATGAACATACTGTAGTTTCTAGCCAGCATTGTTAAAGCTGCACTATCCACATTCTCTAACATACCAGTACTATCCAGCTGTTCCAGTACATTCTGCATATATACCTTAGCATCCTTTTCAATGTCCTTTGGAATAGTGTAATTTATCATATTATAGTCTATTTAATTTTTATAATTTATAAAGCTATGTAATGGCTCTAATTGACTTATAATCACTATAATATAATTATTAAAGAATGTGAATTATTTATTTGGAAGTCTGTTAAGATATTAGTAAATTTGTAATACAATTAAAGGCTAAACTATGGAAAGAAGAAGTAATTACCCAATAGAAATTAAAGCTAAAATAGACCTAAATACTGACCTGCTACTAACAGAACTACAGCAATTACTAGGCAAAGACAGGTCTAAACTACTAAGATTGATAATAGCAGATTTCTTTAATAGAAATATTGATATTATAGATGAACATACTAACCACAAATCAGATAAAGCACCACTAATAGAAGCCATACTAAAGGACTTCTTCAATTATAACAGGGAAACCATTAACCAGTACATTAAATTCAAGAATGATAAGACCACCTAAATCAGTCCTTCTACAGTATATATATGATTACGGACTAGACAAAGCAGCAGCATTATTTCACATTGATACAGAAACAGCAGATAAGATAATTAACTGGAAGCCACAATATGACCAGTACAGCTACAATACAGTAATAGATAAGCCACTTCATAGAAATGCTTCTAAGATAGCTGATATAATAGCCAAGCATTATCCCGAATTAGTAAAGCAATACACCACATACTATAAAGATACTATCTATATGTTCCAGACTGTAGAAGATTTCCTACAGAAAGCAGTAATAAGATGTATGGAAGTAGGACTGGAAGATGTAACAGAAGAATCTGTATTAGAACTACTAAGAGTGCAATTCAATACTATAAGATGCTATGCTAAGAAGTCCAGCTATACAATGAATAGTAAATTAGCACCATTGGAAGTACAGAATGAAGAAGGTGAATACATAATACCATCAGAACTATATGCCATACCTAAAGAAACCGAATAAGCAGCCTTCCAGAACATTTAACAGGGAAGAAAGACAGAAGATATACCAATCTACCAAATGGAAGGAATTAAGGCAGGCAAAGCTAATGCAGCAGCCATTATGTGAACTCTGTTTAGCCAAAGGCATTATTAATGCAGCAGAAGATATTCACCACATAGATTCCTTTATGAATTATACTGGCACTAAAAGGCTAGCCAAAGCATTTGACTTTAATAACCTTATGTCTATCTGTAAAGAGTGCCACGCAAAAGAACACTATAAGAGTTATAAATGTAAGTAAACCATTTTAAAACGGTAGAGTTGCTAGTCTAAAACCTTTCTCAGATTTTCTAGGTATAGCAACTAACTCCTTCTTATCGTTCCGTATCATTATATGAGTTCTGTTGTCCCCTTCCAATGTACCTAAAGGAGTTGCAAAATTATCATCACTATATATTATGTCACCTATATGTACTAATTCTCCACTAGGAAGCCTAATTACTGCTTTGTCATTTACTGTACAATTCTCTATAGGAGGCATCATTAAAGTAATTTTTTTATTTAAATCATTGATAGCAGTTAGAATCATACTGGAGTCTTGTGATAGTGTTACTTTATCTGGTAATACTGCTGGCTCAATAGATAATAATTGTAACAATGAATTAACTTCTTTGGCATCTGCTTCATAAGTATCTTTGATGCATTTGGCTATTTCTGGAATAGACTTCTTCACTTCATCAATTCTTAAGGAAGAACTATAGTCTAAAGTTCTAATGCCAGATGTATCAAATGGCTTAACAGTATTCTTGTCACATATAAGAACTGTGCGCTTATTAAAGGATTGTCTAACTCCCAATTCATAAAACACATTAGGATTCCTAGAGCTAAGGTCACATATAGCCATATCACAAGCTAGTATTTGTTGTAGTATATCCATTACAATAAAATTAGCTTTAGATGTATCGTCTGCCCGTACAGGCTCAAAACCAGCTTCTATTACTGCTGGCTTAATAAGATGCTCATAAACTCTAGTAAAATGTCCTTTATCATAGCCTTCAGCATCACTAATAGGCATTATCACAAAGCATTTCTTCTTATACTCCGACATAGCTATATAGATTAAATAATATGCAAATATAGATAACCTTTATCAATTATCAAACGCTCCAAGCAATGAACATTAAATTAAGCATACCAGTATTACAAACATTAACCAATAATGAAGCATTTACTTACTTCTGCACATTAGTAGCCATTAGTAAGAATCCAGATAGTACTATTAAAGATATAGTAAGAATAACAGGTGTTAGTGAAACTACCATCTTTAACCATCTAAAGGAGTTTGAAGAAGTAGCCAACCTAACAATAGATAGAACTGGATGCAGTAATAAGTATAGCTATACAGAACCTACCAAGTTCTTTGTAACCATAGATAGCAGCCTGTTAGATACAGATGTAGATAGATTAGTAATCGGCTTCTTAATCCGATTCAAATGCTGGTCTAGAATAGCATCCAATATTGTAGACCTATCTCTAAATAGAATAGTTCACGAAATAGGGGTACAACATAATACAGTATATTCAGCTTTAGAAGCTGGTCTAGTGGAAAGGAGTGATAAGAAACTTTACTTTAAGTTCATTCATCCATCACTTTGCATACTGTAATACAAGAATATAGCTGTTATAACATCCTCAATATAAATTTTAAAATTTGTTATAATTAATTTGTATATGTCAAAATATTTCACTATCTTTGTATTACAATAAATGAAGGAAACTATCATACTGAAACATAGATTTTAATTCGATTTTCTAAGTGGACTGGCTAGCTGATTAGCCAGTTCTTCCACTTAATTCACATCTAAGAATCACAAAGTTATTACCATAAGTACCTTTTGAGCATATTTTAGGTACTGAATGTTAATTATTCATCATAATTTTTGAGTTTGGGTTAGTTAAGCGTAGAATAGTAAGCGTAGTGATACGCTTATTATTTTATTTCAAGTGTGACAAATTTTGGTAGCGAAACCTCAATCTTCTATAGAAAGAATACCCAAAAATGTCACACCCATAATTCAAACTCCAGATGCTTCTAAACTCCAGATTTTAAACCGACTAACTAAACAAACAATTTACAATTATGACAAACATTATTATTACTAAAGAGTACAAGTATTTAGGTGAATATCCATTATTCAAAGAGAATGGTTTACCAGTAGGATATTTAATAGATAAAGGTAAAGTAGGCTGTGGCGGAACATCTATAGCTTTAGAAGATGGTAAAGATACTATTATATGTGTTCCCTTTGTATCACTAATTAAGAATAAGATGCAGAAATATAATACAGATGGTAAGGTTAATGTACTAGGTGTTTATGAAGGTGTTACCACATACGAAATTAGAGAGTATTTGAATACTAAGAAAGTTGCTAAAAAGATTATGTGTACTTATGATAGTTTAGCTAAAGTTGCTGGTATTATTGGTTATAACTACTTCTTACTAATAGATGAACTACACCTGTTGTTTATCCAGTATGTCTTTAGAAACAAGGCTGTAAGGACTGTATTAGACGAATACAAGAAATTCAAAGAATGGTCATTCTTAACAGCTACCCCTATTGAATATGATTTAATGCTGGAAGAACTAAAGGATATTCCGACCTTTAAAATAGACTGGGAAGATAAGACCGAAGTAAAGGTAAATGCAGTACAATGTAAGTATGTAGGTGCTACAGTAAAGAAAGTTATCAATGACTTCTTAGAAGGTAAAGTATTCGGTAATGCCCACTTCTTTGTAAACTCGGTGGAATTTATTGCTACTATGATTAAGAACTGTAACCTTACTAATGAGAATACCAGAATCATCTTTAGCAAGAATAATGAAAGCTATAAGCATACTTGTCAAGGTGTTACTAATGGTGAAACTACTGACCCTGTAAAGAAGATAAACTTTTATACTTCCACCTGCTTTGAAGGCTGTGATTTATTTGATACAGAAGGTAAAATTTATATCATCTCTGAAAGCACCAAGGCACAAACCTTAATGGATATTAGTACACAGGTAAGACAGATAGCAGGTAGAATTAGAAATACCCAGTATGCAGATACTATTACACATCTTTATAAAGCTACCAGATACAATACAGACCTTACTTATGAAGAATATAAGCAGGTAGTTCTAGAAGAAGAACAGAAAGCTAAATCATATATTACTAAGGTTAATAATGATAAGGAAATTAAGGAAGGAACTAAAGAAAGTATCTATCATTACATTTGGAAGGATGAAGAAACTGGTGAATTTGTATTTGACCCTAATAGGATGAAACTAGATATTTATAACTTCAAGGTACTTAACCATACATACAGTTTACAAGTTAATTTAAGCACTGAATATAATAAGGCTGGTATGGCTGTAGGATGCAGTACAGATAAGACTTCTGATAAGCTATTAAAGAATGATTCAGCCAGAACTACCTTTAAGGATGCCATAGAAGAATATGATTCTATAATGCAAAGAAAGGAAGGTATGGTATTCAGTCTTACAGATAATGATAGATTAGCCTTATTAAAGAAGAAATATAGCTATATCAAAGATGCTTATGAACTACTAGGTATGGAACAAATTAGGGAACTTAAATATCATACTTCACATATTCAAAGACTTCTTATTAGTATCTCTGAAAAGATGGATAATAATGCTAAGGTAGCTAAGTTACTGCTTACTATTCCTGCATTTAGAATCGGTGAATTTATTCCTTCTGCTGATATTAAAGATTGCTTGAATAGTATTTATGGTACACTAGGAATCAAAGGAAAAGCTAGCATTAAAGACTTTGAAGATTATGCTAAGTTTAAGGAAGCTAGGAAAAGAATAGATGGTAAGCAGGTAAGAGGTTATATTATTCAGTACATTAAAATTAAGTAAGCTATGGTTATTGACTTTACACCCAGTACAAAGGAATCAGAAGAAGCTAGAATATTAAAGCTAAAGGAAGATGCAGTAGAAGCTGGTATTAAAGCTAAGGAAATTTTAAACAGCATAGGAATTAAATATATCATCCGACTTTATAAAGAAGGTGGTTGTATTAAGTTTTACAAAGGTTCTAAATGTATAATGATGGCAGGTTTACTAGCTGGCACTAATGAACTAACAGCTAATTTCTCTCTTTATTATAATGCTACCAAACTTAAAGACAGGAAAAGATTTAAAACTGTAGAAGAAAATGATTTCCTTACAGATATACTACTAAACCTTTATTCTCAACTACAATAATCAGACCTAAGATAGTGTTTAGATGAATTATTAAAATTATTGTAATTTAGTTTTGATATGTAAAATATTATTACTATATTTGCAATATGATAAAGAGTTAAATAGGAATGACTTTATCATTCTGATTAGTGAGTAATTTAGTTCTATTTTACTACTAATCAAAGTAATAATACTACAGATACTTCTACTACAAAGATTATCCTATCACATAGATTATTTATTTTATAACTAACTTCGTTATTCATTCAGTAAGGTAGTCTGTGAAGATAGCCTTACTTTACTTTGATTATTAACTACTTAAACTATATATACTATGTTTACAACCTATGTATTACTAACATTCTTAGCAGTTTTAATGTATTTCCTTATTAGGACTGTAGTAAATGAGATTAAACAACATATCACAGAAGAAACAGATAGGGTTATTAAGGCTATTAAAGATAAGAACTATGTGGGTAGATGAAGAAGCAGTTATATCAGAATCAGATGAAGCATTAAATATACTAAGTGAATGAAACGTATGTCAGAACAAACTATTAACGCAATTATTAACTACTTAGTCCAGCAACCTTATAAAGATGTAGCTGGGCTGTTACAGATGGTACAGCAGGATTTACAAACTAAAGAAGAACCTGCTAAGGAAGAATAACCCATTAGCCTGTAAATGGTATATGGTTAATGTGAATGGCTAATGATTTATGATAATGGAATACAGGCTAGTACAAATTACTAGCTTAAATGGATAAATTTGATGAATTAGAACTAAATGGAAGGAAACTACTAGAATCATTTTTAATACAAGTGGGTGCTACTAATCTGCATCCTACAGAAGATAAGTTTGCACCAGTGGACTACTATTTTACTTATAATGATAAGAAGGTAGTAGCCGAAATAAAGGTAAGAGATATTAAGTATGAAGGCTATGATACTCACTTAATGGAAGTATCTAAATATAAGTCCTTAGTGAAGGATAAGAAAGATAGCCAGTCAGATACAGCATACTACATTAACTTCTTTACAGATGGAACTAAAGTTAATGCCTATTGGTATAGTACTAATACTGTTAGGAACTTTGGTACTATAGATTATAAATACTGTCCGACTACTACAGCAGCCGATAATGGTAACTACTATAAGAAGGTTATTATGATTCCTTCTAATAAGGCTCAAAGATTTACCTTAGTAAATGGTGAATGGTCTAAATCAATAAATAATGATTATCTTTGAAGCAATATTTTAATGTTATAAAATGGAAAGTTGGGAAATTGCATTACAAAAACGGCAAGCAATAGTAAATGATGCTATTAACACACTTGAATCAATTATTAACAATGGGATAACTAATATTCGCCTATATAATGGCAATGGATTCAATGGTTATCTTTTCAAGAGTGTGAATAAATGGTACAAATTTATTTATGTATTTAATTATGGAACAACTATAAAACTCCTTCAAGGAGATGAAGAGGAAGATATTAATACAGTATTGTTCCAGACTTTTAAAATAGTCAACAGGTCTTGCTGGATGCTTCAATTTAATAAAATATTAGATAAAGTAAAGCAACTATATATCCTACAAAAATCTGTAAATGGGCAAACTGTCAGATTTATAGATTTAATAGACCAATGTGAATCCATCGAGAAACTAAGTGAAGACATATTTACCTTAAAATTACAAAAACAATCAGCTAGAAGAAATTTATGCTTTGAGAGAATTAAAAATATTACTAATTACAAATATATAACGACACATCTTAATGTTAGTCATTATAAGTATAATGAATTAGTAAATATTATATATGAATCAGATGATGAATCTTTTATAAGCAGTGTATTTGATATGCTAAATGCTATATACTATCTAAACAAAGCATCAAGATGTATAACATTAGATAACATTATTAATTTGATTTCGGTAAAATAGGCACTGCCCGAATAAAAAATCTAACTAAATATAACTATCCCCAGCTTACTTTAATTGGTAGGCTGGGGGTTTGTTTTAGTATTCTATCACATAATTATTAATACTACAGATTTCCTTCATATCCTCAAAGGATGCAATAGCATCTAAATCATCTGGTTCATCTAGTAGAAGGCTAGCCATAGGAATATAGAAGAAGTTTCCCAAAGGTGCTGTAGAGGTCTTTAATAATCCGTTTTGCCACTGTGCTAAAGAAGATTGAATATACCAGCATCTTCTTTTGCTATTTCTAGGCTCAAACAGAATACAATAGTTAGTCTGTTTGGATTCTACTTCTAAAATCAGCCTAGCTTTGGTAAGCCTATAAGGTCTGATAACCTTAATATATTCCTTTATAAGTTCTTTCTTCTTTAATAGGTCTTGTTCTATTTTATCCAGAACTTCATCTGTAAAATCGGCTTCTTTAAATCTGGCTATATTACCTTCACAGATAGTTATTTCAGTATTAAGGAACTGGATTCTATTATTATAGCTATCTATTTCCTTATTAATAGCTTCTCTTTGCTCATTAAATATAGCTGTATCATCATCTTCTATATCCAGGAATAAGGCTACCAGTTTCTTCTTCTTAACATTTAACTTATCAATAGATTTAGCTATTACATCTAGTTCGTCCTTATAAGAAGCTAACTTCTGTTCTGCTTCATCAATCTTAGATTGCCTTTCTTCTAATGATAGTTCTTGTAGTGCTAGAATTTCTCTTTTGGTCAACTGCCATATAATGCTTTCTATATTATCCGCATTTAAAGTAATATCAGAAGTACATTCACTAAAGTTGTACTTACTAACACAGCAATAGTTCCAAATCCTATATCTTTCACCACTCTTATTAGCACTAGCAGTTTTACTAGTATAAGAATCACCACATATAGGGCAGGTTATTAATTTAGCTAATAAATGTATCTTCTTGTCCTTATTTACTTTCTTGGTTTCAGTTGTTCTATTCTTATCCAGTTTAATTTGTACCTTATTATATATAGTAGTATCTATAATGGCATCTACCTTATATATATAGACTTCCTGCTTCTTTGCTTCATCTGGTTCATCTGGGTTTACTAGATTATACCTTTGCTCTCCTATATATCTTCTTTCTCTAAGTAAGTTCCTGACTGAACCAGTACCGAACTTCTTATTAAATTTCTTATCATAGCCACAGGATAACAAGTACCTGCATACAGAAGGAATAGAACCACCATCTTCTAAATATTTATTATATACTAGCCTTACTACTTGTGCTTGTTCTTCATCTACCTGTAATTTGCCGTCTTCATCTTTATAGAACCCGAATGGAACTGCACCGCCAATAGTTTTACCTTCTCTGGCATTCTTTCTCTTACCAGAAGCAAATCTAGTCTTCATAGATTTAAGTTCATTCTGTGCCATATCAAAATAAAAGCCTAACATTGTTTCAAATGACCTGTCTACTATTCTAGTGGTAGGGTTAATAGTCCACATTCCCAAATCTCTAAAATAGACAGGTATTTTATATTCATCATTAAATTCCCTAATGAATAATCTGCCTGCTATGCTGTCCCTAGATAATCTTGATACTTCATTTATAAAAATAGCATCTACTTTACCTTCTCTAACTGCTTGCTTACATTCCGCTACTGATTCTCTATCCTTCTTGCGTACATCATCTTTACCTGTGATATACTGACCAAATACTAAATCATCAGAAGTAGTATACCCCATACCTTTAATAGTATCTAGTAGGTCTAACTTTTGCCTTTCGTAGTCTTGTGCATCAGTACTACATCTTAATAATAATGCTGCTCGTTTCATTGCTCGTTCAAATTTATTGGTTACATTTGCAGCAAATATAGTGAATTTATTGTTTAACTGTAATAATTAGCAGGTTGTTGAAACCTGCATCTGAAGAGGAAGAATAAAATGAAAATAACCTATAAGACGCAAGGCACTTGCAGCAGCCACATCGAAGTGGAAGTAGAAGATGACGTTATTCAACAAGTTTTCTTTTGGGGCGGATGCAATGGAAACTTACAAGGTATCAGCCGATTGGTGAAAGGAATGAAAGTGGAAGAGGTCTTACAGAAACTGGAAGGTGTAAAATGCGGAAACCGCTCCACCTCCTGCCCGGATCAATTATGTAAAGCGTTGCGTGAAATGAAACAATAAAAAAGAAGCTGTCTCATCTTGTAATTCAAGTTTGAGACAGCTTCTCTTTTTTTCAATATATTATCTTACTTCCGGATCATTGTTCCGTTTCATTTTCTGTTCTCTTCAAGGCCCTTCAAAGGTTGATGGTCTTTACCTTACCCGGAATGATGGTCAGATGCACCGTTCCATCCTTTTCTATCTCCACCTTCTGATATCTGGCCTCCACCACCACTTT